GACAGGATCTACATCGTTTAGAATTGCGGCGATGGCATTCACTTATGTGTTTGTAGATTCAGGGGACTCGAATGGAACAAAAATTTCGGCATATGAGTATAATTTTAGTACTATAAATTTAGAGGAAGTTTATGGTGATACTTTTTATACTTATATAAATAGAAAATACTTTTGTGTTTCAAGAGGGGTAAATAAAAACATACCTGTTGTAGGTTTTAGATCACCTATAGACTTTGTTAATTTTGTATTAAATAGAGTTGTGGGGATCGATACTTTTTTAATTGAAGATTCTAAGATTTTCAGTGAAAAATACCCAAATGATGAAAAACTACAAGTTGTAAATAATTTAGCAAAACAATATGTGTTACATTATCCTGTAAACCAAGATTCAAACGTTTATGTACAAATAGAAAAAAATGGAGCAGGTGAGTTTGATAAATTAATTGAGGAATTCAAAGTGGCCTACAAAATTTTTGATAATTTGTGGATTAAGTGATATTTATAAATAAAAAGAGTATGAATACAAAATTATTATTAGATAATTATCTTGGAAAAAACACTAAAGTTTCTGAAAAAGATATGGGAGATGGAACAAAACAAGTTTGTGACCTTGACACCGGAGATTGTTATACGGTTAGAATGAAAGATGGTCTAATCGAAAGAGTGGATAATACTAAAAGAGCATTCAAAAAAATACAAGTAGAAACCAGTCATGGTATAAAAACATTATTAAACGGATAAGATGAGTTTAGATGAAAAGATAATAAATGAAATTGCTAGATATAATTCTATCAATAAATATGTAATGGAACAAGAAGCTCCACCACTACCTACTGATTTAGGTGTTGAGCCGCCAATACCAGGTGAACTTCCTGCTGAAGGCGGTGTACCGGCTCCACCTGTCGCTCCCGCAGAAGCAACTCCTGTTGATTTAGAAACTGATGTGGATGTTGAAGCAATTCCTGAAGAAGGTGAAGAAGGCGAAGGAGAAACTGAAGAAATTGATATTACAGATTTAATTGATTCTCAAAAAACTATGTCAGATAAACAAGAAGAATATTTTACCAATTTATTTGACCAAATTACTAAGATGGAGGAAAAATTGTCTGAGATGGATTCTATTGTTTCTAAGATAGATAACATTGAAAATAAATTAGAAAAGTATAGACCAAAAACTCCACAAGAAAAATTGGAACTTAGAAGTTTAGATTCAGGTCCATACAAACAAAATTTAGCGGATTTCTTTGACGAGAAAAAAGATGAGATGGAAGCGTCAGGTAAGAATGAATATGTTTTAACTAAAGACGATGTTGAAAATTATAGTCCTTCAGATATAGAACAGACATTTAACGAACCTATGGAAGATGAAGATAACATCTTACTGAACAGATTTAATGCTTAAATAGAAAAGGTCGGAATTTCCGACCTTTTTTTTTCAATACCATTTGACAATAACATTTAATACGATTATAATTTCACTATAAACTTTTAAATTTTATTTACACATGGCGACAACTTCATTAGATGCTGTATTATCACAGTACGAAAAATCAACACAGAACAGCGCGGCTAGCGGTTCTAAAATGTCTTCAGAAGACCGAATGAAAAAATATTTCGCGGCACTTTTGAAAGATAATGAAAAACAAGGACAGAGACGAATCCGTATTCTTCCTACAATAGACGGATCTTCACCGTTCAAAGAAGTATGGTTCCACGAGATTCAAGTGGACGGTAAATGGCAAAAATTTTACGATCCCTCAAAGAATAACAATGAGCGTTCTCCCCTAAATGAGGTATACGAAGAGTTAATGTCTACGGGCAAAGAATCCGATAAACAATTGGCGACTCAATACAAAGCTCGTAAATTTTATATCGTTAAAGTTATTGACCGAGATAACGAACAAGATGGTGTTAAATTTTGGAGATTTAAACACAACTACAAGCAAGAAGGTATTTTGGATAAAATCATTCCTATTTGGAAGGCTAAAGGTGATATTACTGATACTGACACAGGACGTGATTTAATCCTTGAGTTGACAAAGGCTAAAACAGGTAAAGGAGCGATGTATACTGTTATTCAAACAGTTATGTATGATGATCCAGCACCAATTTCAGAAAATGAAAATGAAATGTCTGAATGGGTTGGTAATGAAATGACTTGGGAGGATGTATATTCCAAAAAACCTGTAGAATATCTTGAAGCAATTGCTCGAGGAGAAACTCCACGTTGGGACTCTGAGAAAGGTGGTTACGCTTATTCGAACAACGAAACTGCGGAAGTTTCTATGGGAGGATCAAAGTCAAAATCAATTGATGAAGTGGCAGATCCTCAATCTAATGATCAGATTGACGAAGAATTACCATTCTAATTTTTAGAAAAAAGTATGACGGGAGCAGTTTATTGTTCCCGTTTTTTTATCTATATTTTTAAAAAAAACAAATGAGCAAAATAGCAGAAAAAATGTATGAGGCATTGTCCTTAAAATACCAAAGTGAAATGGCGGAAGCTGAAGCAACATTATTGATTTATTTAACTTCGGCTGTTGGAATCGGTGAACACCCACAACACCTTGAAGAGATGGATAAATTGGTTGAAAAATATGCAAATGCAAAAGACAAACTTGATTCGTTAGAACAAATTCGTAAATATAATACCGAAATCATAAAATAATATGGCGGCAATAAGAAAAAGAGAAATATCTTTGGAATCAATCAAAGATAAGTTTTCCACAAAAACAAAATATAAACCTGAAAGTTTCTATAATTGTGGAGAAGCCTTTATGGAGGCTTGTGGATTACCAGGACCTGTTATGGGTGGAATTAGTATGTTTTTAGGACATTCAAATACTTCAAAAACAACGGCAATGATTCTTGCTGCGGCGGATGCACAAAAAAAAGGTCATTTACCAATTCTTATTATTACTGAGAAGAAATGGTCTTGGGAACATGCGATTGAATTAGGGTTACAAGCAGAAAAAAACGAACTTGGTGAATACGACGGGATGTTTATATTCAACGACTCTTTTGATGTTATCGAACAAGCGACTGAATTTATTAACAACATTCTTGATGCCCAAGAAAAAGGAGACATACCTTATAGTTTATTATTCTTATGGGATAGTATTGGATCTATTCCTTGTCAAATGACTTTTGATGGTAAAGGTGGTGGAATGCATAATGCTAAAGTATTGGCGGATAAAATCGGAATGGGAATTCATTCGAGAATATCTAAATCAAAAAAAGAAGAACACCCATATTACAATACTATGGTTATATTAAATCAGCCATGGGTACTTCTTCCTGACAATCCATTTGGCCAACCTGAAATTCAGGCTAAAGGTGGAACTGCGGTATGGTTAGCGAGTAGTTTAGTGTTCTTATTTGGTAATCAAAAGAAAGCGGGTATTAGTCACATCGACGCAACCAAAAATGGTAGAAAAGTATCTTTCGCAATTAGAACAAAGATTTCTATTTTAAAGAATCACGTCAATGGACTTGGTTATAAAGATGGTAAGATTATCGCAGTACCACAAGGATATATTGTTGACACAAAAGAATCGTTGGATAAGTATAAAAAAGACTATTCTGATTATTGGGAGACAAAGTTAGGTTCGTCTGATTATTTATTGGATGAATCTGTTGAAGAAATCGAAGATTAGTAGTATATTTACAAACAACTTAAAAATATTAAATGACCAAAACACTTATTGTTGATGGTAACAACTTATTAAAAATTGGATTTCACGGAGTTAAAGATTTCTATAATAATGGGGAACACGTTGGTGGAACTTGGCATTTTCTTAACACAATCCGTAAATTTTTAGAAGAAACTAACTTTAACAAAGTTATGGTCTTTTGGGATAGTGATACAAATTCGTCTCAAAGAAAATTATTATACCCCAAATATAAAATGAATCGTAAGTCTTCTCCAGATAGTGAGGAGAAGACCGATTCATTTAACAAACAAAAGACAAGGGTTAAACAATATCTTGAAGAGATGTTTATAAGACAATTAGAGGTTGAAAATTCGGAAGCGGATGATCTTATTGCTTATTATTGTCAAGTATCCTTAAATGAAGAGAAAACCATATTCTCAAGCGATAAGGATCTAACCCAATTAATATCTGAATCAGTATCTATCTATTCCCCAAACTTAAGGTCGTATTATAAATTTGGTGATAACATTAAATTTAAGGATTGCTCAATACCCCACTACAATGTTATGACTTTTAAAGTCCTTGCTGGTGATACATCGGACAACATTGATGGGATAAGTTTATTGGGCGAGAAAACTTTAGTTAAATTTTTTCCTGAAATACTTGATTCGAAGATATCTTTTACTGATATTTTAACAAGGGGAGAAGAATTACTAAAAGAAAACAAAAATATTGTGGTCTTAAATAATTTAATCAACGGAAAAACAAAAGAAGGGACATTAGGAAACGAGTTCTTTTTAATAAACGAAAAAATAGTTGACTTATCAAAACCTTTAATTTCTGAAGAAGGAAAAGAATTGGTTGAAATGTATCATTCGGAGTCGATGGATCCCGACGGACGAGGACATAGAAACTTAATTAAGATGATGATGGAAGACGGATTTTTCAAATACCTACCGAAAGGTGATGATAATTGGGTAAATTTTTTGAAACCATTCTTAAAATTATCGAGAAAAGAAAAAACAAATTTTAGAAACAAAAAAAATTAAAAAAAAACAAATGAGAGAACAGGACATAACAAAAGTAGAATTTTTGTTAACGTGTAATGACAACATCGTAGTACAGAGATTTTTCAATGTGAGAGGGTTTAATAAAAACGCACATAAATCCGAAGAGTTTTATGATCACATTGATACACTACGAAGAGAGTTAATGTATAGCCTAAAGATGCGTTCTACGGTTTATATGTTAGATAACCAATATGAAATTTTGGAGAATCCAGAAATTCTAAACACATCAATTACTGATGGTGCCGAAAATTTTAATTTAATTATTAAGATTGGCGACCTGACAATTTGTCATAGACAGTTTGACGCTAAACCATACCCTCCGAAGGTTAGATACACCGTAGACCTACGCCCAAAGTTAAAAGCAATAATGGCTGACTTAACTGACATTTTATCCGATAAAGATTTAAATTATTTTTATCCAGAATTTATTAAAAACTAGTACTATTTATCTTTACTAAAAGAGAAAAAAAAATATGGCGACTAGTAAAAATTTTGAATATTTAGGGAATACATTCCAATTACAATTATTAAATCAAATTATTGTTGATAAAGACTTTTCACATTCGATTCTTGATGTTATCGAGAATGGTTATTTTGAGAACAAGTACTTTAAAATAATAATTCAGATGGTGAAAGAGTATTATCTAAAATACGAACACACACCATCATTTGAAACACTTGACCAGATTACAAAATCTGAACTACAACAAGCTGTGGCGTCTAAAATTGTGTTAGACACAATTAAGAAAATTAAGGATGCTCCTATAGACGGAGTAGATTTTGTACAAGAAAAGGCTTTGAAATTCTGTAAACAACAGGAACTTCAAAAGGTAATGGGTAAAGCACAAAAGATCATTGACGGGGGTGAGTTTGAAAACTATGATACCCTTGAAGAGATGGTAAAAACAGCCCTTCAGGTTGGAGCAAAAGATACATCGACGTTAGATGTATTCTCAAACCTTGAACAAGTTCTTGAAGACGATTACAGACACCCTATTCCAATGGGAATACCAGGAATTGATCGACTATTAAAAGGGGGTTTGGCAAAGGGAGAAATTGGCGTTATCTTAGCACCTACAGGTGTGGGTAAATCAACCATCTTAACGAAGATGGCGAACCACGCATTTAACTTAGGTTTTAACGTTCTTCAAGTATTCTTTGAGGACAATCCAAAGATAATTCAAAGAAAGCATTACACATTGTGGACTAAAATTCATCCTGACGATTTGTCAGAGAAAAGAGAAGAAGTTACAAGAAGAGTTAGAGAGATTGAGGAAACTATGCCGAATAAACTAATTATGAAAAAGTTACCATCGGATACGTTAACTATGTTACAAATCAAAAGTCAAATTAGAAAGATGGTTTCTGACGGAATAAAGGTTGATATGATTGTTTTAGATTATATTGATTGTGTGGTTCCTGATAAAAATTTGGGTGATGAGTGGAAAAGTGAGGGTTCTGTAATGAGAGCATTTGAGGCGATGTGTCACGAAATGGATCTTGTTGGATGGACGGCAACACAAGGTAATAGAGCGTCAATTTCATCTGAGGTGGTAACAACAGATCAAATGGGTGGGTCAATTAAAAAAGCACAAGTGGGTCACGTTATTATATCAGTGGCGAAAACACTACAACAAAAAGAACTTAAGTTGGCGACAATTGCAATAACTAAGTCTCGTATTGGGGACGATGGTGTTATATTTGAGAATTGTAAATTTGATAATGCTATGATTGAGATTGATACTGAAAGTTCAATGACATTTCTTGGACTTGAAGAGCAGAAAGAAGAGAGACAAAGACAAAGAGTTCGTGAACTTCTTGATAAAAGAAAACAAACCGGAGCTCAAACAAATTAATAAACAATTAAAAATAAAAAAATGGAAAAAATACTAGTTGAAAATCCTAGCAGGTTCGTGATATTTCCGATTGAACACAATGATATTTGGGAATTTTACAAACAACACCAAGCAGCTTTTTGGACAACAGATGAGGTGGATCTAACTAACGATATTAGAGAATGGGAAACTTTGACGGATAATGAAAAATATTTCATTAAAAACATATTATCCTTTTTTGCAGCATCTGATGGAATTGTGAATGAAAACTTGGCGGAAAACTTTTACCGGGAAGTACAATATCCTGAAGCTAAATTCTTTTACGGATTTCAGTTAGCAATGGAGAATATCCACTCGTTGATGTATTCATTACTTATTGATACTTATATCCACAACGATAAGGAGAAAGACGAATGTTTTAATGCTGTAGATAGGTTACCTGCAGTTCAGAAGAAAGCTAAATGGGCATTGGAATGGATTGAAAATACATCATTTGCGGAACGATTAATTGCATTTGCTGCGGTTGAAGGTATATTTTTCTCAGGATCATTTTGTTCTGTCTTTTGGTTGAAATCAAGAGGAATCATGCAAGGATTGTGTAATGCTAACACCCTCATATTTAAAGATGAGAATTTACATTGTGATTTTGCAATTCACTTATTGACTCACCATTTGGAAGAAAGACCATCTGAAAAAAGAATTAAAGAAATATTGTTATCGGCGCTTGAAATTGAAAAGGAATTTATAACTGAGTCATTACCAGTTTCACTTATCGGTATGAATTCAAATCTTATGAAACAATACCTTGAATTTGTAGTTGACGGACTTTTAGTTAAAATGGGTTGTAGTAAAGAATTCAACGTAGAACAACCATTCAAGTTTATGGAACAGATTGCGATTGAAACAAAGGGTAATTTCTTTGAATCAAGAACGATGGAATATCAGAAAGCTAAACTGAATGAAACAATAACATTTACAGAGGACTTTTAAAATTTATATTATGTCATTAAAAATTAAAAAACGAGGGAGTGAGATCGTATCATTTAACCCACAAAAAATATACAATAGAGTAAAACGTGCTGCAAAAGGATTGAATGTAAACTCCGATGAAATATTCATTAAAGTAATTACTTCAGTTCCAACGGAAGGTGATGTTACGACTAAAGAGTTAGATAAGTTAGTTTATGAAATTGCCGCTTCGTATACAGGAAGTCACCACGATTATTCTAGACTGGCTTCGTATGTTGCGATTTCTTCGTACCATAAGGAAACAAAAGAAAGTTTTTCACAAACAATGATGGAACTCTATGAGGATGATATCATTAATGAAAAGTTGATTGAAACTATTAAACTATATGGTGAGGATACGATTGACGCGGCTATCAATCATGAAAATGATTATAATTTTGATTACTTTGCGTGGAGATCATTACAAGAAATGTACTTGTTGAAAAAATCAAATGGTAGAGTAATTGAAAGACCACAGCATATGTATATGAGAGTTGCATTATGGGTGACTAACAATCTTAATGATGCTATTGAGTACTACACATCACTATCTAATCAGTTAATATCAAAAGCAACACCGATTATGATCAATTCGGGAACTAAGGTTCCTCAGTTAGCTTCTTGTGTATTACATTATAATGATTCAGATTCAAGAAAAGGGTTGTTAGATACGCTAACTGATATATCAACATTCTCATCCGACGCTGCGGGTATTGGTCTTTCTATGTCTAACATTCGTAGTAAAGAGAGTAGAATCTCAAGTTCTGGGGGGTATGCCGGTGGACTATTAAAATACCTTAAAATTGTTAATGAATCATTACGATTCTTTAATCAACAAGGTCGTAGACCTGGATCCGCAGCAATTTACCTTGAACCTTGGCATAAAGATATTTTTGATTTATTAGACATTAAAAAGAATACAGGTGCTGAAGAATTAAGAGCTCGTGATTTATTTACAGCACTTTGGATTCCTGATAATTTTATGAGAGCGGTTAAAAACGATGATAGTTGGTATTTGTTCTGTCCTAATGATATTAAAAGAGCTGGACTAAAAGCACTTCAAGAATCGTTTGGTGATGAGTATGAAATGACTTACAATAAGGCAGTATCAATGGGTCTTGGAAAAAAAGTTAAAGCTCAGGAAATTTGGAGTAAAATTATTGAGTCTCAAGTTGAGACTGGTATTCCTTACTTATGTGCTAAGGATAGTGCTAACAAGAAAACCAACCACAAAAACATTGGGGTGATTAAACAATCAAATCTTTGTAATGAAATTTATCAATATACTGATGAGGAAACCACTGCAATTTGTACTTTATCGTCGATGGTCTTGAAAAACTTTATTAATGATGGGAAATTTGATTTTGAATTGTTGTTTAATGAGGTTAGAAAGGTTGTTAAATCACTTAATAAAGTTGTAGATATTAATAATTACTCAACTGAAAAAGGTAGAAAAGGTGGATTAGAACAACGAGCAATCGCTATCGGAACTCAAGGTTTGGCGGATGTTTTTTATTTAATGGATTATATTTTCACATCTGAAGAGGCTAAAAAATTGAATAAAGATATTTTTGAAACCATCTATTACGCATCAATCTACGAAAGTAATCAGTTGTGTATGAATGGTAAACATGAACCATATTCATTCTTTAAAGGGTCACCAATGTCTGAAGGAGTATTTCAATTTGATATGTGGGGTATTGATCAAACACAACTTTCAGGAATGTGGGATTGGGATATGTTAAAGAAGAGCGTTGCGACTTATGGTGTTTGTAATTCGTTATTCACGGCACAAATGCCGGTGGCTTCTTCGGCTAAAATAACGGGATCATTTGAGATGACAGAACCTGCACACTCAGCATTATTTAATAGAAGAGTTGTTGGAGGGGAGATTTTAATTGTTAACAAATATTTAATTAGTGACTTTGAAAAAATAGGTGTTTGGTGTGAGGACTTGAAAAATGAAATTATCATAAATGAAGGGTCGATACAAAACATTAATTTCAATAACTACTTAGATCCTGAAGATAAGAATTACAATAAGAAAGTTAAACGAATTGAACATTTGATACCTAAGTATAAGACAATTTGGGAGATTTCGCAAAAACAACTTATTGACATGGCAGCCGACAGAGCACCATTCATTGACCAATCACAATCAATGAATATCTATATGTCCAACCCTACATTATCAAAGATTACCTCATCACATTTCCATTCGTGGGAACAAGGTTTGAAAACTCTTTGTTATTATGTGAGAACAAAAGCGATATCTACAGGAGCAAAACACTTAGCTGTTGATATTTCTAAAAAAGAAAAACGTAAGGTTGATATTGAGATACCTAAAGTGGATTTAATTAATATGAATCCACCTACGAGACCTGAAGACTCCGATTTCGAATGTTTCGGATGTTCTTCCTAATGAAACAAGAATCGCTACTTCGGTAGTGATTTTTTTTTGTTAGATAATTTTTATAGTTTTTACTTAAAAAAAATAGAACTTATATTTATATGTGATATGGCAAACGGCATTACATACGGTATTTCTTTTCCTTTTATTGATTCATTCACAGGAAGATATTTAGATGTTACTGAATCTACCGAAGGGGAAACTAGGTCAAATTTAGTTCATCTACTTTTAACTAAAAAAGGGTCAAGATATTTTTTACCAAATTTTGGAACTAGATTATATGAATTTATATTTGAACCACTTGATGGTCCAACATTTTCTGACATTGAAGCGGAGATTCGGGATACAGTAAGAACTTTTATGCCTAACCTACAAATTACAAATATTACTGTAGAACCAGGATCAACAGGATTAGAGGATAAAGGATATACTATAAATCAGTATGGTGAAAGGGAGTTTTCTGTTCCAAACATTTCACAACTTGAACATACTGCAAGAATTAAAATAGATTATAGAATAACTAACTCAGCATTTGAATCACAAGATTTTATCATCATCAATATTTAATAGTATATGGCAGAAAAAAAAATTTCCTACACCGTAAGAGACTTTCAAGGGGTAAGGACAGAATTAATTAATTTCACAAGAACTTATTACCCTGAATTAGTTCAAAACTTTAACGACGCTGGTATTTTCTCAGTGATGTTAGATTTGAATGCTGCTGTAACAGATAACTTAAATTATCAAATAGACAGAAGTATACAAGAAACCGTACTTCAGTTTGCGCAACAAAAAAACTCAATTTATAATATTGCAAGAACTTACGGTTTAAAAATACCGGGACAAAGACCTTCAGTTGCATTAATTGACTTTTCAATTACGGTACCAGCATTTGGAGATCGAGAAGATTTAAGATATTGTGGGATATTAAGAAGAGGGTCTCAAGTAAATGGTGGGGGACAACCTTTTGAGACTGTATACGATATTGATTTTGCCTCACCAATAAATGCTGAAGGATCGCCAAATAGAGTTAAAGTACCTAACTTTGATTCAAATGGAAAGTTATTAAACTATACCATTATAAAAAGGGATGTGGTTGTTAATGGTATAACAAAAGTATATAAAAGAGTTATTACTCCAAATGATGTTAAACCTTATTTAGAATTATTCTTACCTGAAAAAAATGTGTTAGGTATCACAAGTCTCCTTTTAAAACAAGGAACCCAATATTCTACAATACCAAATCCTCAAGATTTCTTAACGGTGGGTAATGATAGATGGTTTGAGGTTGATGCTTTAGTGCAAGACAGAGTTTTTATTGAAGACCCAACCAAAGTATCAGATCAACCTGGAATTAAAGTTGGTAGATATATTACGACATCAAACAAGTTTATTTCTGAATATACTCCTGAAGGTTTTTGTAAAATGACTTTTGGTGGTGGAAATATTTCAGCAGAAGAACAACTTAGGGAGTTTGCTCGTGATGGAAAAGGATTTGATTTAAGCAGATATACTAACAACTACTCTATGGGAGCGGCATTAACTCCAAATACGACACTATTCGTCCAATATAGGATAGGTGGTGGATTGGCTAGTAATCTTGGTATAAATACAATTAATCAAATTGGAACGGTTTCATTTGCAGTTAACGGACCATCTGAAACCGCGAATAAAAGTGTGATTAATAGTTTACAATGTAATAATGTGACGGCCGCAATTGGAGGAGCGAACCAACCAACACTTGATGATGTTAGGAATATGGTATCATTTAACTTTGCGGCTCAAAACAGAGCGGTGACGGTTAATGATTATAATTCAATTATACGAACGATGCCTTCTCAATTTGGGGCACCTGCAAAAGTTGCGATTACTGAAGAAAATAATAAAATCAGAATTAAAATGTTGTCTTACGACACTAGTGGTTCTTTAACAAACGTTGTTTCAAATACATTAAAACAGAATGTTGCAAATTATCTATCGAACTATAGGATGATTAACGATTACATTTCTATTGAAGCTGCCGAGACGATTGATTTGGCGGTTACTGTTGATGTTGTATTAGATAATAGTCAAAATCAAGGAGCGATCGTTGCAAAAACAATTCAAATTGTTGGTGAGTTCTTTAACCCATTAGTTAGAGAATTGGGTCAAAATGTTAATATCTCTGAGCTTAGAAGATTAATACAGACAGAAAATGGTGTTGTTAGTATTTCAGACATATCGTTTTTTAATCAAGTTGGTGGTCAATATTCCTCATCTCAAACATCCATGCCTTATTCAGATGTTGTGAATAGACAGATTCAACCAACGGCAGATACCCTATTTGCTACCCCAACACAAATTTATCAAATTCGTTATCCTAACAAAGACATTACCGTTAGGGTTCTTAATCTAACATCTGTTAATTTCTCATAGGCATTTATTTTTTCAGATACGGGTTTATTTTTATTGAAAATGGGAAATAAACTATTTATCAAAAAACTAATTTTGCATGCCAAAATCATATAGAATACGAACACAAGTAGGTGTCGATAAATACATAAACGTTAATTTAGAGCAAGATTGGGAATCTTTAGAGATATTATCTTTGAAGATTTTAGCAAACGACGTATATACTAGATTCTGTTCTGACTATGGTGTTGTAACGGGTCGAGTTTATGTAAATAATGGGTTTGGATTACCAAATGCGAAAGTTTCAGTATTCATACCTTTAGATGCGACTGATGAATTAGATCCTGCAATAACAGATCTTTATCCTTTTAAATCGGTTAATGATACTAACGAAGAAGGATATCGATATAATCTATTACCAAAGTTACCATCATATAATGGACACTCCTCAACAGGAACATTTCCTAATAAGGCTGATATGTTAATGGATGGTTCATATATAGAAGTCTTTGACAAGTATTATAGATTCACCGTATCGACTAATGAAAGTGGTGACTTTATGATTTTTGGAGTTCCTGTTGGAACTCAAACTATTGTAATGGATGTGGATATTTCAGACATAGGTTGTTTTTCAGTAGTACCACAGGATTTAATATTGCAAGGATTGGCAACCGAAACTCAAGTAAATGGTGCAAGATTTAAATCCTCAACAAACTTAAATGAATTACCACAGATTAAAAATTTAGTTTTTGATGTAGATGTTAGACCATTTTGGGGTGATAACGATCTTTGCCAAGTTGGTATTACAAGAGTAGATTTTGATCTCTCTAAACTTGCAAATCTTACGATACAACCATCTTCAATCTTCATGGGATCAATTATATCAACCACTGATGATAATGCGTTAAAAGTTAGTTGTAAACCAAAACAGAACACAGGAAATCTTTGTGAGATGGTTGCAGGTCCTGGAGAAATACAAGCGATTCGTCAAACGATATTTTCGGATACTAATGGTTTACCAATTTTAGAGAGATATGCAATTGAACAAGGGGGGAAAGTAATTGATGGGGATGGTACGTACTTATTAAATGTTCCTATGAATATGGATTACGTTTATACTAACGAATTCGGTCAATTATCAATGTCAAATGACCCTAAAGTGGGTGTACCAACAAAAGGAAAATATAGGTTTAAATTTAGATGGCAAAATGAGGAAGGTTTACAATCTAGTTTTCTTCGTGCTGACTTTTTAGTTCCTAATGTTAAGGAGTATGGATGGAGTAATTCTGGTATAGATCCATTCCAAACATATGACTCAACACCTTATGATTATACGATTGCAGCTGGATTAACATCAGGTATAACGTATACAATGTCGTTTGATTCAGGTTTATCAACGTCAGATGTGATTAATTCAGAGTCCTACCAAATTATAATCAATGGGTTACCCTACATTGGAAGTATAAATTCAATACAACTTAATGTTGGAGACACCCTTCAAATAAACGGAGTTCCTTTAGATTCAACACAAGATCAGATTTTCTCATTTAATCAATACTCATCACAACTTTTTGACTTATTACAATCGTATTCATTTTCGACTGATTGGGATGACTATGTGAATCCAGAAGAAGCGATTAATTGTGAAGATACTTTTTATGAATTTAATTATAATAAGGTTTATACTACCGCAATGTTTCTTGATAGATATAAAAACGGAATTGGAAGAGCAAAACATTTAGGTATAAAAGAAATTGACGATAGAAGTTGTAAGTCTACGGTAAATACATTTCCAGTTAATGATATTATTAGAAATTTTGATGCAATATTTTTTGTTTTTAACGTTTTAATTAATGTATTAACCTTTCCAATCCTTACTCTTTTATTTATTGCCCATTTTGTGTCATTTACTTGGCCAATTTTAAAATATGTTTTAATAGTTTTAGGTATTTTTTTAACATATGATGCGATTGTATCAGGATTAGAAGCTATTCAGTCAGGTATTCAGGCAATCAATTCCGCGGCAGGTATCTTAAGTATTGGTTTAGGTGCTGTTATTAATGCAGGATTTTTAGGTGAAGTAATACGATTAATATTATGGGGAATTGCCCAAATCGCAATTGCCGCCTTTAAAATTGCTTTAGCCGCTGCGTTTACCGCGTTTGCGATACTTGCGGCAATTAAAGTTAAAAGATTCCCAAGAATTGGATTACCAATGATTTCATATCCTGATTGTACAAGTTGCGATTGTGCGTGTGGAAATGCAGAACAAGATGATGATTTCGATTCAAATTCAATTGAAAACAGTGTTAATGCGGCTGCTCAAGGAGGGTCAACAGGATTCTACGATATGACTTTAATTCCTGCTAACTCTATTATTGCACCGGTGAATTCTGCAGGATCGTACTTATTAGATCACCCAAATTTGTTAGTAACATCTGAAGATCCAGACGAACCATTTCAGTGTGGTAGTTCAGGTCCATATAAAACTTTGGGAACTCTTATTGGTGATGATGATATCAATCAAGATTTAGCGATACAAGCTTCTTTAGATTTTACAAGAATGGTTTCAGGGTATGATGTTTTATCGTCAACTAACCCAAATCGATTATATGGTAATGAAAAATATTTATTACACGCACCTCAACCATTTTTATGGTCGGCAAGAAAAGATTCATTGGATGTGAACCGTGATGAAAGGTATTTTGCGTATCCGTTATCTGCAACTTTTCCACAAAGACTTAATGATTTTAACTTAAGAGATAAGTATTTTAATACTGGTGGTCAGGTAAATCAAATAGAAACTAAAATAAATCCATCATTAGCGTCACAATCTTTTACAGATCAAGTCGTTGTGATTTTAATGAGTCCGGGTACTATCTCACAAATTGGGATCGGAAATGCATGTACTTTCCAAGATCCTAATTTTACTGATTCACAATCACCTAATAGATTAATAAATCTAACGGGAGCAACATTAAATCAATTTGGAACAAACGCAATTACTGGTACTACATTAACAGGTCAAACAACTGTTACTATAAATTATGCAAATCCGACTTCCCCAACGAACTCATTATCAAGTCAAGTAGTCCTTAATTTACCACAAGTTAGTCAATTACCGGTTACGGGCAATAGTAGTGTGGAGCAGGCTTACCTACAATACCCAACAGATGTTGAATATTTCCAAATGGTTACTGGACTCACTGCGAGTGATTTCTTTGGATTACAAAGTACTTCATTTCCATCGACATATTATCCGATTGGATATCTTTCACATGACGTAATTTATTTAACACCAGCTTGTCCAAGTACTGATACAACAACTATGATTCAAAGAACTATACCTGATGTTATTACCTCTATGAATGAGTGGCAAGGACTTGAGGTTTGTATTTTTGTTAGAGGGGTTGACCCACATACGCCTAAGCAAACAGTTAAGTATGATTTATCTAAAATATTTGGATATACATCATTAAATGATTATGTGACAATTGAAGGATCTTATTATATAAACCAACCAATTAAAGGTTATTCCTATAGTTCGGGTAATAAGCCTTTGAGTCATAATACACCAACAAATAACTCAACTGATTTATATTTCCCATCATTTTCATTTATACCTGATGTAATACAATTCTCGGCATTTACCTCAAGTTTGCCGTATTTTTATTTATGTACTGATGATACTTCTTTAACGGGGATTGGAAATTACACTCCATTTGGTTACCCAGCACCAAGTAACTGGCAAACATCGACTCAATTAACTATTGGTGGAGGTTTGACAAATATGATAGGGGGTACAGACTATACATTTATGCCTAATACATCACCTTATGTTGGGGGTAGTGGTTTCTTAGCTTGGAACTTACAATTATTCACAAAAACAATTAAAACAAGTAACGATATCCCAACACCAATTTGTCCTACAGGGTGTAATCAAAATTGTCAAGAAAAACAATACTATAATTATTGTGATGGATGGTTTAATAACCCAAATGTTGAGGGTAATTTATCGGCACTTTATTCGCCAGCATACTACCGATATGGACTAACTGGTGTACAATTCCAAAGTACTAATATTATAATGAGAAGTGATAGATTACCAACTTCTACCCAAATCGAAAACGGAGTTGAATCACATACAGGTTATGCTCTTCATCAAAATAATAATTTTGCGATGTATGCTGCTAGTGGGTTACAAACAGAACCAACGATTTCTGCGGGTGGTGATTTAGCAAGTGGTGAAAGTGCTGACGATGACCCAATTACGACAGGATTAACTGAGACATTAACTTGTGAAGGAATGGTACCATTAGCGTGTTATTCTGGATCAGGATCAAATGTCGGTGTACTCCCTCAAGGATCATGTTCAGTTCCTGAAAATAGAATGATTAACGGATGTTATTGTTTATTAAATAAAACTTACTTAGCTGAATATCCTGAAGATGCTCGTCTTTTCTTGGAGTGGAAAACAAGATTCACTATGAATTTTGCAGCTTGTAGAGGTGTATTTGCTCAAACATTCCAAAACAATTGGATAAATGGAGTTCTCTATATGTTTAATTTTAACAAGAGAACAACATTCAGTATACAACAAGAAACAACTTACAATTATTGTGAGGATGTGATAATGTTTAATGAATTAACAAATGTTTTTTATTATCGATCATCGCCTTGGAACAGCGTAACCAATAAATTCATAGGTAAGGATTCTCCTGATACTCCTATTGGTGGAAATTTATTAAAGTTTCCAGGTTTGGGATATAATCAAAAACAAATACAATTCCCAACGACTGTGGTCGATTTAGGACCTAGAGATAGTTTTATTAATGAAATTTGTTGTTCAGGTGATGATAATGACTTTGGTTCTTATTATGCGGATCAGTTAAAATCTTCTTCATATCAGGATAATTCAAGTATTGTTCAGTTAGGGTTCTTGTCTCGTATACTAAATGAAGGTGTTAGACAAAGAATGATACCTATATCAACAGGTGGGGATAGTAGTGAGGGTAAAGGTATTATACAATTCTTTAATAGTGATCGTGGGGGTTATAGAATTGATGGTGATTGGGCTCAAATGTTGTCGATTAATTCAGAATGGAAAGTACTACCTTTCATTACTGAAAATGTACCATCACCTAATTATATCTATTTTGGAGATAATCAAAATGGGATTCCAAATTCAGTCATCCCAGAAAAGATTAAACCAATTATGGGTCTATTCTTTACTGCGAGTACTCCTGAACTTAGATATAGAAAAATAATGTCACCAGGAATTGAGACATATAATTTTAATCCATTGATTGAAGAAAAATTTGGATACCCAAAATCACAAGTTGTACCTCATTACAAATGGTTTATAACGACTCCCGATACATACACAGGTACTCCTAATATATTTGGTTCTGAAGATAATAATTGGTACACAAACTCATCTTTCAATGCAGGATTCTTCAGTAAAAAATATCAAGATTTAGACTTTATATCTCCAAATGAAAAGTATCAAACAAGTTTAACACAAGTTGGCTACCTTGCTAGTTTTGATATTAATGGAAATCCACTCCCAATAACACCATTAGCAAATATAAGTCAAGGTGACCCAAGTACTAATTATCAAAATTCTGTTGTTGTTGGAGCACCATACCATTTCTATTTTGGTTTAAACAATGGAAAAACAGCAATCAATAGATTCTATAAACTTTATGTTGCAACCGTAGAAGAATAATGGAAATAAATCCGTCAACAAGAATAATACAATCTACCCAGAGGTATAAAGGGGCTCCTAAACAGGACCAACAACTTAATTTACCATTAGTTCAGACACAAAAAGAACTTGTAGAATTTGACAGGTCTGTAGACTTAAAGCTCTCTGATGTTTTTGACGACGAACGACAAGAATCTTTTACATTTAGACCTGTTGTTAAGTTTATGTTAGTTTTTGAAAATGCGTACACAGGATCAACAATCTATCCACCTTATAGAGATAATTTATATTATACAAACGCAATTAAAAACGCATCTTCATACTATCCCACAGGGAATGTCCCTTCGGTACAATCTCAATCAGTAAATTCTGCAATTCCGTGGGATGGTTTCCCACAATATCCTGAGTTTGATTTTATTAGAACGGATATTAATGTTTCGGGATATACTTTTGGTAATGGAAAACATTTAGATTTTAAATCTGTAAGTGCAACAACTTACAATTGGTCACATTATTTAAGTTATGTATATGATAATGATTATAACAAATCCTTGTATGCTATCGAACCAGAAACAAATCTTTCTTGGAATTGGACTGCAAGTCAAGGAATACCTTATGTGATAATTGCCGGAACGGATCAACAAAAAAACTCTATAACTTTTAAATGTCCTATGACTCATGGATTACAACAGGGTGAATTTGTCCTACTTACCACAAACTATAATGGTAATTCATTCTTCCAAGTATCAAGTTTGGGTGATGGTGGTTCAGGATCTGAAGACTATATTTTTAGTATCAGAAATGTGGGATACACTGGAACAACATTTATTAGTTTAAGTCAAGGTACACTTAAACGAGTTATTAATCCTGCAAATTCTGCAGATACCATCAGTGAATATTATGTTAGGAAACATAAAATTTTAACTAATCCTGAATGTGCGGTTTTGGTGAATGCTGGTTATGAACAAAATATCTATAATAATAAACAAAAGTGTGAAATAAAATCTTTAACCCCAGACCAAAGAAAAAGAACATCAGTAAAGGAAGGGTCAAGATCATATACATTATCATTTAATTGTGATGTTGATACTAGACCACTTTTGGATAACCAAAAAAGACCTGTTAGTGAATTATTTTTTACGACTATTTGGCGAGGATACTTTGGTTGGACTAACAAATTAAAACAAGGGTGGGATTTTAACACTTTTTTAGATAAATCAAAACCTCAAATTTGGTGGGATACAAATAACTCCAATTCGAGTACGATGATTAATCAAAGTCAGTATAATTCGTTATTTGGAACAGGTCCTTTTTATTATTTTGATATGTTATCTAAAGGTGATGTTATTGATGGTGATTTTTGTGAGTGGAATGATTTTGAACAATTAGAGAGAGTGATCTCAACCTATCAACATAAATTTACGTATAATCAGCAATGGTTTCAGTTAGATAATATATTACCGCAGACAAACCAACCTGGTTACTTTTATCAACCACACAGAGGAGTTCAGATCAGATCCTTTTCTGATTACATTGAGGAAGGTGATAGTGCAAATGTTGTTGGCATCCCTGACTATTCATATTATTCAACAACGAACGCACTTTTTCGTTGGAGAGATTTATACCCATATGGATTTATTGATACGGATGGTGTTGGGGTTGATTACCCTTATTTAAATGATGCTCATTACCCATTCCTAAATTCAATTTTTAGAATAACCCCTGAGGGATACAATATACCGAGTGATTATTCACAATTAGGGAAGGTTCCAATAAACATAAGTACAATTCCAGAACCAATATCCGATGAGTGTGAATAGAATTAAAATAGTTAAAGATGATACGAACAAATATTTGAATATCCCGATCAATATGCAATGGGATTTCATGGGTCGTGATGATAGTATTTCCGAGTTGGAAGTTAGTGCAATTAAAGAGGTTACTGGTATTGCTGCAGATTTTGAAGTTGCAAGATTTTCTAATAAAGTGTATCCTAATTTTAACACTGCGATTGATTATGAATTTAACTTTTATGACGATTCACTACCAATTACTGCGAATACTGTCGGTAACTGGTCAAGTAGTTATTTAAATGAAGGATTTTCAGTTCAAGAGATTTATTATTATTCTAAACCTTTCACAAAGTCTTTCTTTAAACTCGATTTGTATGATACTCCTGATGAAAGTACTCAACAATTATATTTGTCGATTATTTTGCCAATACAACAAGGACTCACAGAAACCGCATTTATTAATCCCTCTCAACCACCTGTTGAAATAAAAAAACCAACAATGATTTTAGATAGTATTGGAGCCGATAAAGAAGGGTTTTACATATATTGGTTAAGACATAGAAACTTTATTGATATCTCAACTTTTTATATGACAGCAAAATTTTTTAACGCTAGACTTGGGATTTTTAAACAGATGACGAATATAAAACAAGATTTAATTACCCCAAATAAGTTCCAATTCAATAATGCAGACTATTTCTATTATAAGGTAGAGTTAGATTATACTGACAAAACTTACGAAGTGTTTTCTACATCAACTCAACTTAGAGTTGGTGATAGTACATCACCGATAATTTGGTATGAATACGTAAACCCATAATGGAATCACTTGATTATAAATTTGTAATATCTCCCGAGAATATAAAATCCGACTTAACATTTGTTGGATTTACTGGCGATACCAATATTCTAAATTTTATTGACCCGTGTTGTTTGACAGACTCAACTCAAACAAGAAGTGATGTAGGTCAAACAGGGGTATATCTACCGATGTCATATCTTTTAAGTGGAAACACAGGTGGAACATCATTTTTAACGGGACTTTCTGTTAATATAATGATTACAGAATCTGCGGTCGATATAGGTTATTATTCTCCTTTTGATGGAATGATAGTACAGGCAGATGTTTTAAACAATTTTATCGTCACTGCCGATACAATTAACCCATATACTTATAAATTCTATAACACATCCGATTTAGAACTTATTAAGTTTCTTAGTTTAGTAACTTTCACGTTAGATTGGGGTGATGGATCGCCGAATCAAACCGTATTGGGGATAACGCCAATTACACATATTTATCCGACTAGTCAAAACCAATATCTTATAACATTAACGGCTAATTCGCCTTGGGGTATATCAAAAGTACAAAAACCTGTGAATACCCCATTCACAAATGTTACGATACCCAACCCTGATGGTACAATTACTTTTTATCCTGCGGGGGGTAGTTGGAGTGCAACTCCTGTGAGTTACAATTACCTATTTACTGGAGATTCTAATACAAATGTTGTCGATTATTACTCTTATAACTACACTTCTGTCCCATTCCCAATTACAGGTTATACAGAGTCGACTTTAAATGACTTGGCACAATACGGACCAAAAAATAATTTAGTTGCGGGTAAATACAAATTAGGTGTTCAAGTCACGGGGTCGACAGGTGGTATTGGAACTTTTTATGGGGTAGATCCAAATGGGATTTATACTGCGTATACAATGAATGATGTGATCTATCACGATTATGAGGATTATACAATTTATTTTTTAGAATCATATGGATTTGTTCCTGATGAACTTCTAATGACAGGAATTACAAAAAATGAGGGATTACTCAATGTTATAGACCAACCTGAAATAATAACCAATGTTTACATAGAGAGGGGTAAGTATACACCTTTAGAGAATGTGATGAGGTTAGGTGAGGTTGATAATGTTGGGGATTTACAAAAATACGGATACAAATACTTTACGATTGAAAAAGTAGTAACGTAAATATTTATAAAAAAAGGAAAAAGAATATACGATGGCAACAGGAAATTATGGAACGATAAGACCAGCAGATGTAAGTCCCGAAGACGTACAGATTGTGATGGTATACACAGAGTCTAGAGACGACACTCAAAATTTTGTTTTGACGACATTAAATGCTCAAGATGTGTTAAGACCATATTTTAATAATGACACTACTGGTGGTAATTCTGTGGAAATCTTGGGTGGATTATATAATTTAAAATTACCGGCAGACCAATTCAATAAATTGGGTATCTACACTCTTATGATAAGACCTGCAGAAATCAGAACTATAATAACTGATTGTGGTGTTTTATCTTCATTACCAAATGTTAAAGGTATTGTTGTTGATCTTAATAATGTTCCTTCAGAATATAAAAACAAATTTGTTAATCAAGGTTTAGTTGGGTTTAGAGTTGAATATTTGAATTCGGATGGCACAAAAATACCAAACTTTTTTAGGATTATTACCTCATCATTTTATTGTGAGCCAGTTGTTCAAAATTTAACTAATACTTCACAGAAATCTATTAGATATAGATATGTTGAAGGATCTACAAATCTTTTGTTTTGTACTTTATCTCCGTCATCATCACCAACTAATAAACCAAGTGCAACACCTTATATTGGTCAACCAAACCAAACTATTATAATAACAAACACCTTCTTCAATCCGATTACGACTGAAATAGAAATAGTTGATCAAGATATATCAACTCTTGCAATTGCTCTTTATGGTAATCAAACTAAATCAATTGAGGATGGTATTTACACCATTTACGATGCTAACAACAACATCTACAAACAATACAACTTGTATGAAATTAAAGATCAATTTAATAGTTTGTTATATGAGGTTAGACAGGATCGTGGTGAGAATATTGATTTCTCTAAAGCTTTTAATAACATCACAGCTTAATGGCTATAGATAAATTATTTTGTCCCCCTCAGAGTAGTGCTGCAAATCAGTTCTCAAACAACTTGGTTGGAGTTCAGTTAGTTACTGGTGGTGGGCTAACGCAAGCCAATTTTAACTTTACCACAGGTATTAGTGAAAAACAAAATAGGACTTTCACGATTGGTACTTTTTCAGACCCAATCAGTTTGGAGTCAATGAATATTGATAGTCAGGCAGAATCTGCAAATATATTAGCAAACAATTATAGGGTATATCCAAATTACGATCTATCACAAGTCACTAACTTTACACAATATGGGTCTTTAGTTAAAAGGTTCTCAGTTTCTGTGACAAAAATAATTAATTTTTTCCCAGCTGGACTTGAGGTTGCTCCTATTTCGCCAACGTTTGTTAAACAGAATACCGCAATTAATATAGTGTACGATCAACAATCGGATGACACAACATTAGAGATATATTTATCTTCCATACAAAATCCTTTTGAAATTGATTTTTCTGTAAATGCAGAAACAAATATGAGATTTTATGAAATGCCTGTTTCACTCTTGAGAAATATGACACTTGAGTATAAGAAGTATGTTTTGTTCGTAAATGGTCTACAATATCCTCTCAACTACTTATATCCAACAAATAGTGATTCTACAACATTAAAAATAATAGTTGACGGAAATCCTTTTGGGGGTTTACAAGTGTCAGATGAATATTTGGTTGTTAGACCAAGTGATTACGAGATTAATAAGGTCTTCAATTTGGATTTTGATAATGTTGAAAATTTCTTACTTAATAGAAAAGTTAGTCCTCCATATACGTCACAATTCTTTGTTCCGGTGGAACAAGATGATGGATCTTATGCAATTACTAAAGAAAGTGCTAGATGGCCTGTTGGGGGTATTTGGAATTTAGATATATCCACAGTATCATTTGATAATTATTTAACTCAAATTAATAACTTTGCGTATAATTTAGATCAATACAATACTAACTTAATTTCAAGGTTTATGACCACAGGTGCGTTGAAAGAATTCGATACGACCGATCAAAAATTTGAGAAGTTATTACAACTATATGGTAGAAGTTTTGACGAAACGAGATCATTTATAACAGCGTTAGGGAATATCAATAGTGTACACTATAGTGTTCAAAACGATATCCCCTCCCAATTATTAAAAAACTTAGCACAAACCTTAGGGTGGGCTACAAATTTTTCACCAATATCTCAAGAAGAATTATTACAGGCGGTTTTCACAACCCAACCTAATAGTTTTCCAGGACTTCAAATCGGACCAACACCTGAAGAAATAAATTATCAGTTTTATAGAAACTTGATATTGAATTCGGCTTACCTATTTAAATCAAAAGGTACAAGAAAATCAATTGAGTGTTTATTAAGAATGGTTGGAGCTCCTGAAGCACTTATTGATTTTAATGAACATATCTATGTTGCCGATAGAAGAATTGATATGGTTGAATTTAACCAACAATACGCTCAAATCAGTTTAGGTAATTTTACTCAAGAATTTCCGGTGTCCGAAACGACAAATATATTCTCAATTCAGGGTGTTCAATACACTGGGTTTACAACGACAACAACAAATGCAAATGTTTTAACGACAAGGGATGATTATCCTGTTGATGAGTTTGGTTGTCCAAAAATGCCGGTACCAACAGAAGAATATTTCTTCCAAATTGGTGGGGGGTGGTATCAGTCAACACCTGACCATAGAATGCCAGAATTTGCAATCCCAACGAACGAAGTTTTTACGGGAAACAACCCTGATTACCAAACACAACTTTTGCCATTCAATTATGGTGAAGAATACCTGCAACGATATAGACATTTTCCGTATATGGATTTAGGATACAAACTAAGAAATATTCAGGACAACAAAAAAAGTTGGGTAGATACGAACTCAACATTACGAACCGCATCTGATGGCGGTTTTACAGCTTATTATTCTGTTGGTGAAGAATGTTTAACATTAAACGTTAAAAACGTAGATGTTATGATGAATCCGGCTCAAGGTTTGGTTTATGATGTTTGGACTATGTCTAGAGAATACAATTATCCGATACCTGAACAAGGTTTATTTTACACACCACCTTCACCATGTTATACCCCAAATCCATATCCTAAACCAGGAGGGATTGATTGGACAACTATAGTCCCGAAACCAAAACAAAAAACATTCTTTGAGTTTGCTCAAACATTTTGGAGAAATATGATTAACACTCGTAACCGTCAATTTATTACTGATGGTAAAACAGGAGGATACCCAACATTACAAATGATTTATTGGAGATATCTTGAGTCTTTAACACAAGCGGGAATACCAAACGATAACTTCACATATCAAACAATGATTGATTTTGTTAATGGTATGGGTGATTATTGGGTACGGTTAGTTGAACAAATGATACCAGCAACCACGATATGGAACACAGGTGTTAGATTAGAAAATTCAATATTTCATAGACAAAAATTTGTGTGGAGAAGACAAGAAGGTTGTAAATTTATCCCTGTGCCTTGTAAACCTTGTGATCTTACAACTCAACTATATGTACTTGATTGTCCTGTACAACAAGTGATTTGTGGATTATATCCTTGGACTACAGATCCAAACGTTACTTCTTTTGGGGTTGTGTTAAATCAAACATTACAAGACTTCTTTGTTTCACAAGGTGTAAACCCTAATGACTGTCAATTAAATACAACAATAAGTACGTGGTATGTTGATGTTAGAATTAACGGAGTTCAAATTGAGGAATATGAATTCTTTACCGGTATTGGAACGGGAAGTTTCCCAACACCTGAAGAATGGGTAACCGCAATTCAACAGACATTCACCAATTTACTAACATCAGGTTATGGTTATAATATAGATGAAGACACCGAAGAATTAGTTGTGTTTAATAATAATTGTACACCAAACTTTGATGACTTTGAATTGAATGTTGGAATAAACTTTGAAATTTTTTGTAACGGATAATGAGTATATCTATTTTACAATTTAATATAACTGGCGATTGTCAAAACAGAGGTGATGGGGCAGTTTTCCTACAAATTACGGGAGACACACCTCCGTTTGCGGTTAGTTGTATTTCACCATCTTGTCCATTACCGAGTTCTGGATTAACGGCACCATATGAGTACTATTATAGTGGTTTAACGGGAGGAACTTATTTTTTAGAAATAATTGATGGTGGAAATGCCTCCATCGTAAAATCGGTTTATATCTCATCAGGAACTACCGTAACAATAGATTCAGAACCCACAACATGTGGATTTGATAATGGGTCAATAACCGGTTTTACATCTGGTGTTTATGGATTTACGACATTCCAATTATATGATGGGGATGATACTTATATTACTTCAGCAACTTCGGTAACGACTAACTATAATTTTACGTCATTATCTGCGGGAACATACTATATTGTTGCAAATGACGGTGGTGGTTGTACAGGTGTTACGGCATCAGTAATAATCAACCCATCGAACCCTTTTACTTTTGGGGGTTATGTTGTTGACGACGCATCGTGTTTAGGTCCTGGTAGTGGTAAAATTTTCCTAACAGGTTTAACATCACCAATTTCGGCATATACACTAACTTGGGATCCTTCATACGTCACACAAACAGGTGCAACAATAACTGGTTTAACTGCCGGAACGTATTCTGCAACAATAACAAATAGTGAAAATTGTACGGATGTTCAGTTATTTACGGTTAATGAAGTTTTACCAATAACCTCAGGTGGGTTTATAGTTATTTCACAACCAACATGCTTCCAAAATGACGGAGAAGTTGAGTTTATAGTGTTAAATGGTACTCCACCATATTTCTTTAGTGCGTCCACAGGTCAAGTTGAAATTACTTTTGGGTCTTCGGTAAACTTTACTGGACTTACTTCAGGTTCATATTCATTTTTAGTTACAGATGCAGGACTTTGTACAATCTATGAAAGTGTTAGTTTATTAACACCTAATTCATTTACAAGTGTTGCGATTAACACAACAAATTCTATCTGCTCAACAAATGCCGGTATAATACAAGTTTTAGTTGATAACGGATTGAGTAGTGCTACTAACCTACAAGTGTCGATTTCAGGTTCAACAGGGATTCAACAAACAGGAACCTTAAATAATTCTAATCAGTTTTTTTACGGACTAACGAATGGTACTTATTTAGTGACCGTGAGTTCAATTGCTTGTACTTATACTGCTACTACAAATATTAACTCAACAAATTTATACACCATTAGTGGGTCTACAACAGGAACAACTTGTGGTCAAAACAATGGTGTTTTACAAGTTACGGTTTCTACGGGGGGTACATTACCATATTCATTTACATTAGTTGGGCCTTCATATAACCCGACCTCAAACACAACACCAGTTAGTACTTTTACAAATTTGAAATATGGTAATTATAGTTTGACCGTACAAGACTCAGGAATACCGGCTTGTGTTCAGACTATTCCGATTTTTATTGATAATAGTCAATCTGTATTTTTTAATTTACTACCAACACAACCTGTGATTGGTAATGACGGATCAATAACCGCATTTATAACGAGTGGAGAACCACCTTTTACATATGTTTGGAGTGGTGGAACTACAGGATCCCAAACGGGTAGTACCGTGACAGGTTTAACCGCTGGAACTTATAGTTGTGAAATAATTGATGCTGACGGATGTGTTTTAACAAAATATCAAACACTTATAGGTACTAAAAAATATTCAAATTATAGATACTATAATGTTTGTAGTGACCAATTTGAAAATAGTGGGATGATTACTAAAAGAGACATTAAATCCATGTATTTGGAGGGATTTACTGACTTAACGAGTGGGGATACAAATTGTATCATTAATGAAGCAATATTTTCAATATATGCGCAAATAGGTTCACAATCAGCACAAACCGAGTTTTACGTTTCAACGGGAGCAACTGACTATCCAAGTGATCAATTATGGGCAGATACTATAATAGACACAATAGATTCTTTTGATGGTGTGTCAGGGACAACAATAGATATAATCTCAAATAGAATTACAATAACAACAACTTGTGAGGAAGTAAGTAAAAATTGTACAACACAACTAGTTAATCCTTTACAAGATAATCAAGTTATTGTTAATCTAGTGATTGATTATGATATATCTTGTGTTAGTTGTGATATACCACCATCACCATTTATTACAGTATGGTCTATAGATTCACCTGGTGATAGTATTTCATTACCTTACGATTCTTTGGGCACCTATAGTGGAACTATTGAATGGGGGGATGGTAATACATCTGTTAATTCATATGCGAATAGAACACATACTTACTCAGTAATTGGTGATTACACGGTGACTATAACGGGAACTATTAATTCTTTTGGATTCTCCTATGATACTACATCTCGTGATAAAATAATAAGCGTGTTAAGGTGGGGTGATGTGGTATTAAGTAATGTTGGTTCGGTTTTTAATGGTTGTATAAATTTAAATATACCAAGTGTTATTGATATTCCTAATTTAAGTAGTAATACCGTTTTAGGTCTTTTATTTATAAATTGTACAGGGTTAACAACGGTTAATAATATAAATTCGTGGGATGTATCAACAATAACAAATTTAGTTGGTAGTTTTAATAATACCCTATTTAATCAAGATATAAGTTCTTGGGATGTTTCCAACGTAACCAACATGGGTGGAACATTCGCTAACTCATCGTTTAACCAAAATATTAGTTCTTGGAATGTGTCTAATGTTACATCTACGACAATAATGTTTTTTGGGGCAACCTCATTCAATCAAGATATTAGTTCTTGGGATGTCTCAAATGTTACTACTATGAACGGTATGTTTGGTGGAGCAACCTCGTTCAATCAAGACATTAGTTCTTGGGATGTGTCGAGTGTTGTAGATATGGGGGCTTTATTTTTTGGGGCAACCACATTCAATCAAGATATTAGTTCTTGGAATGTTTCGAATGTTACTAATATGGGTCAAATATTTTATGGTACGACATTCAATCAAGATATTAGTTCTTGGAATGTTTCGGGTGTGACTAATATGAACGATATGTTTTTTGGAGCAACCGCGTTCAATCAAGACATTAGTTCTTGGGATGTCTCAAATGTTAATACTATGAACAATATGTTTAGGAATAATGTTGTTTTTAATCAAGATTTAAGTGGTTGGTGTGTGACATTAATACCTTCCACACCATCAAATTTTGCTTCTGGCGCAATATCTTGGGTATTACCTAAACCAATTTGGGGTACTTGCCCACCATAAAGCCCAATTGATATAAAATTTATTAACACTAATGGCAAATCAAGTTACCATATTTAATACTACTAATATCATACCCCCATTCAGTGGGTATGCTTGTGATGTTTATGGGAATCAATGTCAATATATTGGAAGTGGAACCACATTTCCAATCACGTTTACATTACCAATAGAATTTAATACTGCTCCTGCATTACAATTAACGATAACTGATTCAATTGGTTGTTCAGTATCGGAAATAATATATTGTACAATAGGACAATTACCGAAACAGTTCCAAAATTTAGAATATTTCTTCTTTATGAGTGGAGATATTTACGAATTCCAATAATAAGATATTTATAATTTGACATGGCATTACTTACAGATCAAACATTTGCAACGGGTGTAACACCTAACGATTTAATTCATATCGTGATTACTGGCGATACATCACAAAATCCTGCGGGATCATCTTATAAAACACCAATTAGTGAGGTTATATCTCTTATTACAGGATCTACAGGAACTAGTGGGACATCAGGCACAAATGGAACTTCAGGAACTAGTGGGACATCAGGTACAAATGGAACTTCAGGAACAAATGGGACTTCGGGTACTAACGGAACATCAGGTACTAATGGAATAGGAATTTCAGGAAATGATGGATCAAATTCTGGTAGATGGAATTTAGATTTTATTAATGGCGCAACACCAACTAATTTTACGGTTGATAATTTAAATATTGGGTCAATAACTCAAATAACAGTAAATCAGTACGATATAAATAATGCGGATTACGATACTTGGTTATCCACAATTAAATCGTTAATTATATTATCAAAAACATTTTTATTACAATTAACGGAAGTTGGGAACAATAGTGTTATTGGTATATGGTCAATAGATAGTTGTACGCAAATATTAGGGGTCTCAAATAAATATGATTTGGCAGTAACTAATATTGTTAATAACGGAACACTAACCGATGGTTTAGAATATACAATATCTTGGGTTTTTAATGGTAGTGATGGTACCAGCGGTACTTCACCAGTTAGTCCATATCCTTATGTTTATGGGTTATTTTCTCAAACAGGTACGAGTGCGGTTGTTTCAGGAACAACATCTGAACTAAGTATTATTGGGAGTGGGAGTGGAACATTGAGTGTTCCTGCAAGTGGTTTTTCGGTGGGAGATTCTTTTACCATAAAAATGTTTGGAGATATTGGATCACAAAATAATGATGATCTACGAATTAAAATTAAAACAGGTTCGGTTATTTTAGGGGACACAGGATTAATTAATATGCCTACGGTTACAGACTCTAACTTTAGTTTTGATGTTAGTTTTACTATTCGAGCGACAGGTGGTACTGGAAACGCAAGTATCGTGTCTTCAGGGTTTTTTACTTTTATTGGTAACTCATCTGCTGATTATTCAGCGGCTGGATTTACGACAATAAATAATACTACGTTTGATACAACGACCACAAACACTTTAGATATTACTGCTCAATTTGACTCAACCAACATTGCGAATTTTATTTATTCTGATTACTTTGTTTTAAATAAAGTCTACTAATTCACTTTATAACTTTTTCATTTAATTTTTTAATATGGAAAAAATTCTATTTGTGACAGCACAGCCTGATGTACCTTATTTTATTTGGCAAATCAAATTGTATGTTCATAACTTTATTGAAAATGGAATAGATCCAAATCAGATTCATGTGGTTTTAGGAATTGTTAATAACAATGGTGAACCATCTAAAGAATCAATTGAATTAAAAGAATTTGGAATTAATGTGCATCATTATGAAGATTTAAGGAGAAAAAAACATTACATACCATCTATTAAACCATATCTAATATCCCAATGGATTCAGTCAAATCCTGATCACGGGAAATTATTTTTTTTACACGATGCGGATATTATATTTAGAGAACTCCCCAATTTTAATGAACTATTGAAAGATGATGTATGTTATTTATCTGATACCTTAGGATATATCGGTTATGATTATATTGTTGATTGTTGTAAAAGATATGAACGAAATCACCCAAACTCAGAGAAAAATCAACTTTTATCTGAAATGGCTGAAGTTATTGGAATTGATGTTGAAGTAATCAAGGAAAATAGAGACAACGCTGGTGGGGGGCAATATCTAATTAAAAATACAAATGCAGAGTTGTGGGATAAAATATATAAAGATTCAATCGATCTTTATAATCAAATGTTAGATTATCAAAGAAGATTTCCAATCTCACCAGGTGAAATACAATTTTGGACAGCAGAAATGTGGAGTTTATTATGGAACCTTTGGTTGTACGGAGTTAAAACTAAAATCACAAAAGAATTAGATTTTTCTTGGGCAACAGATACTATAAGTATTTACGAAAAAAGACCCATATTACATATGGCAGGAGTAACTGATGATCTGAAAACCACTAAGTTTTATAAGGGAGACTACATAAATGTTGACCCGATCGAAAAGATAAAAGAAAATATTAATCACTTTGATTATGTGGATTCAAAAAGTTCCACCATAAAATATATTGATAATATGAAATCTTATATTCAAAAATACAATATTTGATTATTTATTAAGTAATGGGAGATTCTAATATACCAACAGTTAAACCACCAAATGAGTGTGATGTCATTACCATTTTTCCAATGGGAGTTAATTGTATTGTGCAAAATCCATCGACCGATAAGTCATTTGATGGGGCTGCGGCTTTAATAATAACGGGAGGAACACCACCATACACAATTTATTGGGAAGTTGGGAGTTTTGCTCCGGCACTATCTAATATTGGTATTGGAGACTATTCAGCGACGGTTGTTGATTATTATGGTGATTTTACTGCAAACACAACTTGTGTGTTAACTGCGGAAACTTTAACAATTTCAGGAATGTGTTTTATAGTTTCGGGGGTTGTTGATAATCAAGTTGTTTATGTTAATAGTGATAGTCTTGGTTTAAAAAATGGTAAACCATATTACTTCTTACAATCTGGAATACAACAGTTGGGTTATGTTTTTTGGAATCAACCTACGAATGAATGGTATTTCTGTCAAACTTTAGAGTGTCAAACAACACCTTATAATGTATTAAATGAAGACGGATTTTATCCGACAGGAACCACAGGAAGTTGGGAAATTGATATGGTAACAAACATACTTATTACCGAATCTTATGTTGGAAATTGTTCTTTACCTGCAATACCAAAAGATTTTTATGATTTATGTTTA